TCGGAAATTTGTGCTTCCAGCATTACATTTGTCAGGGTCAAATCAGAAATTTTTTTCTGTAATGTTGCAATAACAATTTGTACGTTCATAAGTTAAAAATCAGAATGTTCCGCCATCGATAGTTGAAGTCCAAACAGGAACGCCAGCAGCCGTGACAGTAAGGATTTGATAAGAGGTAGTGGCATCAGATCCAGTACCAGGACTTACCATATTTGCAGCGTCGGTTACAAGCAATCCACTTGCACTATTACCATAAATGATGCCATTTGTAGTAAAGGTGCTCTGACCTGTACCACCATACTGGACTTCCAAATCGGTATCAAGTTCCAGATCACCCAGAACCACAGTACCACGGTTACCATTTACACCAAAAACGGTATTGGTGTCAGTTGCATCTTCAATAAACGTCCAAGCACCAAGACCATCGGCACCACCAGTGCGATCGTAACCAAAGAAACCAAACTGACCGTCATAGTGAACCTTGACACCACGATCAAGTGCGTCAGTACCAGCTCTAACGATTGTGATGGAATCTCCAGCATCAATGTCAGCGGTAATTGCTGCACTCAGAGTAACATCAGTTCCACTTGGGAAACCAGTGACGGTTGTGCCACCAGCAATACCAGTTCCGCTAATAGCATCACCAGTAGAGATGTTGCTAATAGTATCGAGAGTTAAAGTAGTTGCTCCAGTGGTAGCAGCTGCGGTAACAGTTCTAACTGCAGTTGGATCACCAAGTTCGATTGTTGGATCGTTAACCGACATGTTTGCCGAGTTAACAGTTGTAGTCGTACCATCAATCTGAAGGTCGCCCTTGATGATGACCAGACCAGCAGCATCTCCACCAGCGGGGAATGGGTCAATGATCATCTCAGTACCAGAAGTGGTAGAGAGAACATTGCCATCCATTCTCAGTTGGTCAAGGTTAAACTGACCAGTCTGGTTGATTACAGCGTTGATTGTCTGCTGACCATTAAAGGTAACAGGACCATTGAAGACTGTTGTAGATTCAACTGTCAGAGAATCTCCAGTTGCATCACCAATGGTAGTATCACCTTCGACAAGGAGTGATCCTGCGGAAACTTGACCTGCAACACCGACACCACCAACAACGGTGAAAGCACCTGTGGTGGAGTTGGTGGAAGCTGTAGTGTCAGATAAATTGACTGCCACTCCATTGTCAAACTCCCAGTCTGCACCGTCAATTCTTACTTTGTCGAGGGTTGTTTCGTCATAACGAATACCACCATCTTTGTTACTACCGAAGTAGATACGCATATCATCAGCGATACGCAGGTCGGGGGTTCCTGTTACTCGCTTGATATCTAATGCGCTATCTGCATCAGTGTAGACAAATTCTACGTCTCCAGATGTACCAAACTCAAGTTCTTGTCCATCTTCGATGACGAGTTTTCCAACTCCATTAGCACGAAGAACAAGATCGGTATCTGTAGTGCTAGTTGTAATAACATTAGCGTTAAGTTGAATATCATCAACTAACCAGTTATCAATCTTAGAGTTACTGTCAAGAATGGCAACAGAGTCAGCGGTCAAGACACCATGGACATGATCCATCATGTCGGTGAAGTATCTACCACCAACTACCTGAGCAGCACCATTATTGTCACCGACAAAAAGACGGTCACCCTGGTTTGCTTGAGTACCAGTGCCACTTTGAGTTACGGCTAATTCGCCGTATGTAATAGTACCTGGCGCTACTGTGCCTGTACTTCTTTTAATGAGGATGGATGATGCCATCAGAACGAACCCCCGTTGATCGTGATGTTATTTAAAACGTTTGTTGCAACAAATTTGCTATTTGCTTGATCATATACTAGGACTGCACCGTCATTCAAACCGCCCTGAGAAGTATCTGAGAGGTCGATGTCGGATAGTCCACCAACACTTCCTCCACCACCTCCAGCAGCGACTCTAGTAACTCTTGGAACCGATTGATCTCCAAATCTAAGTCTTGCCATTAGAGTGTGACTCCTTCGAGAACGCTTACAGTACCTTCCAGAACTCTTGTCTTTTGACCAGTTGTGGAAGTAATAACAACGTCATAAACATATCTGCCTGCTTTCATAGCAGCAGTAGCAGTATTCCCTAGAGACAATTGAACCTGACCAGCAGTGGGAGGGTTCAGTACAGCAGCAGTAACGTTAACCGAAGTGCTACTTGTGTAATGTTTTTTAATCTGACAAGCTACCTGATATCCAGATAGGTCAAACATAGTACCGTTATCATTCTCGATTGAAAAATCGGTAATGAAATCGGCACCTTGGTAGATCAAAAGATTGGATACTGCAGAAGCCATTCTCTAAAGAATTCCTTATTAGTATTTAGCTCAATCTTATTTATCCAGTTGAGAAACAACAACTTTTAAAAGATCTTTGAGTTCCTGTACCTCTTGTCTAAGATCTTCTAAGTCTTTGTCCTTTTTCTTTCTTTCTTCTCTTGCTTTGATATAAGCATCGTATCCAGTTTGATCTAGATTGATGATTGCATTAGAACCAGAATCCCTGCCGAGGTGAGAATGTCCCTCGACAGGAATCAAATCAGTATATTCTTCATCCATTACGCTAAGGCGATAATTCTTAAATCTTTTACCCTAGGTATGTATGGTTGCTGGTAACCAACCAGTGAGATCTTGATTTGGAATGCATCGAAGTTTGCTGCATCATCAATGGTATATTCAAAGTCTTCGAAGAGTCCTGGATCGTTCTGTGCAAGAATAGCACCGCTATCTGGTCTTCCATCAGTGTTGAAGAACTCAAAGTCGAGATCATCAACGTTTCCACCGAAACCAACTGGAACTAACTTATACATTACTACAATGTTAGATTGAGTAAATGTATTTCCAGAGAGCATTACACGGAGAGCAGTTGCACTCTTATCGAGTCTAGCGAGTCTAGTGATGTAGTTTGCTACACACTCACCACCGATAGTCTTTGAAGGAGTTGTATTATTGTATACGTTAGCGGTAGTGACAATAGAACACTTCTCAAGGTCGATGACGGGGGAAAGATTATCTCTTTCAGATATCATTTCAATTTCCATAGTGAAGGACTTGGTGCTATTCATATTGTTAATTTCATTCAATTCCGACGCAACAAGTTTGGTTGAAGTGAAGTAATTGATTTCACCAAGAGTTACTTCTGTATAGGTTGTATCCTTAACAAAGGAAGTTTCAGCGGTAACCCCAGATGGGAATGGACCGCAAGAAGTACCACTTGTACCAAGTACACGAGCAATCAGAGATGTTTCTGGTTGAACTTGAGACTGAATTTGTGGTGTGAGAACGTCCCAAGGAATATTTTGGGAGACAGTGATGTTTGGACCACCAGCACTAATACTCTTACCAGAAGTCTTACCTGAGATTTGTAAGTTGTAAGAGTGTGGACTGTTGATGCTGATAATTCCACCAGTAGAACTACTGTGTGTTGTATTAATCAGAGTGAGTGGAATTCCAGCAAGGTTGTAACACTCAACAACAGCGTTATCTGTATGTGCCAATCCAGTTGCACTTCCAGAACCGTTAGTCCAGTTTCTACCAGTTACCGTTCCTACGCCGTGACCAACAACATCAAGGACGTTTCCGTTGATTGCTTCATATGCAATAATCTCATCACCACTTCCATCTTCGTTTGTACCTAAGATTCTTACGAATCCTGGATTTGCAGAACTTACTGCAGATCCACCAATGGTCGTATGGAAATCACTTGCATCATCGACAGTCAACTGAGATGATGTTGTTCCAAAACCACCTGGCATGTTAACTGCGGTATCTGCAACTTCAGAAATAACGTTAGATACTTTGACGTAGTTGAGAGCAGATTGCATTCCATGATTCGAGTGGAATACTCTAATCTGATCGCTACCAGAAGTCAACTGGAAAGTGTTTGGTAGGAGACGGAGGAATCCACCATTACCCTCACCAAGTTGAGCGTTCTCCAAAATAAGTCTAGATGGAGAAGATGTGTTGGGGAGAGTGAACTGACATCTGTAGATCTTGAACATAAGATCTTCATACTGGGAAGGTGTCCAAGTAGAAGCGTTTTGGGACTTGAACAGTACACCGATGTATGGTTGCTCGGAAATCTTCTCACCAGCGTGAGCAGCGTCAATAGCATCCTGACCCAGAATGGAAATAAAGGTCTTATAGTTGTTAGAGTCAGAAGTTAGTACGAGAGCGAATTCTGATCTGTATGGGATGTATACTGGCGACTCAAATGTAAATGTAGTTGGAGTAGAAGCATTATCCGACACAAAAACTTCAGATGGTTCCTTAATGACCTTAGAGAAAGGAACGATTATTTGTGTGGGTGTTCCATTTTCAACAACTCTAATATCAAGAGAAACTGGAATTTCACTATCTTTAGTTTGGAAGAAAAGATCAACCTTGCTTAAGTATACGCCACCCTCTAATCCAGCTTCATCAACCAAGAAGGTTTGTGCAAGTGGATCGACGAATCGAGTCTGTGTACTAGAAGATGTACTGACAAGAGTTCTTTCTTGTCTCATTTCCTCTGAAGTGATCCTTGCATTTCTAACAGAAATAATTGTTTCCTGTTGAGTTTGAAGAATACCAGAAGAGGTAAATTCAGCTTCACCAGAAGAATCGGATATTCCAGAAACTCTAGTGTCATCACCTTGATCGGTTAATCTGAAGAGTCTAGTTCCAGTCTTAAACTTCTGGTTTCCTGCTACGTTTGGATCTGAGATGAAGAAACTACCTCTAAGATTTCCAGATCCATCAGTAATCAGAGACTTGTCTACGACTTTTGCAATTGCTCCAGAAGTTTCACCGACGATATAATCGTTGATTTTGGGGGATCCATAGTAAGATCCTTTTGCCTGATCTGCAAGTGCCTTGGTATCGATGTTAACAAATCCAAGGTTGGAAGTGTAGTCATTGAGAGCAGAAATATCAGATCCATCAATAGGGTTAATGTTATACCCCTCGTTTGGTGCTACGACTCTTGCTTTGAATCTAAAGTTTCCATTTGCATCTTTGGTTGTAATTGTTTCACCAATCTGGAATGGAATACTATTTGTCTTAGAATCCAATGCGCTGTCTTTAGTCAAACCAATCACTTTTGGAGTGATATTTGCTGTTGCTACCGCAATACCATCGAAGAAAGCAAAGAACTTTGTTCTAGGCTTCAGTTTCTTGACAGTGAACTCAATGTTTCTTGAGCGCATGAAGTTGATATGCTCAACAGAAACAATTCTGTTACCGAGAGATTGTTGTTCAATAACAGGAGTAACTCTGAAACGGATACCAGTTCTGGTTTGTCTAGTAGTTGTGGTCGTAGTCGTAGTTGTTCTGATTTCTTGTCTACCACCACCTTTGCCACCACCACCACTTCTGGACTCGGATGTAGAAGTCGAAGTTCCAGTCCAGGTGGTCTGCCAAGCATTCCATTGTACTGGGGAGAATCCATTCTGATCCGCATTATATTCACGAACAGTAGTCAGGAAGTTACCTTCGAGTGTTGGTCCCTTGAGTGGAGAAAGTGTTTTTGTATCAACCCAGTTATCTGACTCTGGGTATAATTTAATATCACCGATGTATGTGAATACGTTGAATGGGTTAACGTTTTCTACACCAGAAGCATAGGACTGCTCAAGGAGAAGTTTATCGGTAAATGGAAGAGTGACAACATCTCCAGTTTGTTTTACATTCAGAGATCCAGTCGAATAAACAAGGGGAACTTGAGTTGTGTAGTGAGCAGGTCTCAGTTCACCTCTTTCGAAGTCAAGAGATACTCTGTAGTCTGGATGCAATGTGTCACTTGTAGAGAGACTTGCGAAGTTATCTACAATGAAACCATTCTTGAATCTATCGAGACCGTTAGTATCTCTAACAGTCATGTTTGCAGTTTCACTCTCCAGGAGAGAAAGTTGAGTGTAATATTCAAGGTTCTTGATTCTCTCATCAAGTCTTTGAATGTCTCTGAATGTATATCTTCTGAAATTAGTTTCAACGATACTTACATCTCTATCGACATCAAAAACATATGGTTGATATGTGATTGTTGCCAGAAGCATCGCATCATCGATATCTTCTGGTTGAGCAAGAGATTCGGAGGGAGAACCCTTGATAATCTGAACAACGTTGTCTTTGTTCAGGAATACTTTATCGATTCTTCCAAGATAATGCTCATAGCTGATAATTGTACTGTCGCTCTGACCTGGGAGTCCTACAAGGTTTCCAGTAAATACACGATTGTTGAAATCAAACTTACCACCAGAAGTTAAGGTAAATGGTGAAGTTCTAGAACCAGAACCACTGAGATTTGTTGGTACAATTGGTCTGAAATCAATAACGTCTCTCAGCTCAACTCCATTGTAACTTGGAATTTCCTTATACTCTGAATCTGGATAAGAATCAACGGTGTAGAATCCAGTTCCGCTAGTTGTCAAGAATCTATCAAAGATTACGAAGATTCTATGAGTTGGTGCAGTATATCCCTGCTTTCTTACGATTCTGGAGTAATCATAATACTGATCTCTTTGACCATTGTCTAAGGTATAGTTGTCTGTGATGTCCTTAGATCCAAGATTGACACTTCCAGTTACAATCTTCAGAGAAGAGTTTGGACCAGTGATATTTTCCCCATCACTAAATTTATCATCGCCAACTGGAATAAAGTAGACATAGTTGCTGTCTGTGGAAACCACTCTTGCTCTAGAACCAGAAATGACACCAGTGATGATCTCATCGATCTGTAATGTTCCAGTCAAGTTTGTGTATTGGAAGTTAGGAATAACTGGATCTTGATTATCCTTAGCCTCTAAAATTGCCTTGATTCTGAATACATCAGCACAACCAAGAGAAATTTCACCATCTTCTACTCTATAACCATAACCAGATGTAGCCTGAGTCAATCCATTGATAGCGGACCCAGTGGTATCATCAATCTTGAGGATCTTCATCCTTTCGGTAGTTTTGACCTTTGCAGATCTATCGCTTTGGAATACAGTAGCGATAACTTCTACTGCTGTAACAGCATTGTCTAAACCACTTACAGTAACGGAAGATTGGGATCCAGAAGCAGCAGAGAAGGTTAAGGATCCACCATAGGTAACGATTGTGCCAGTTGGCATTGTGCCACCACCAGCAGTTACAACTACGATGAAATCATCAGCATCAGTAGCGTCTCTAAACGTTAATCCTGTTCCTGCAGTTAAACTGAACGACCCAGAGGATACACTGATTCCAGTGTAACTTTGTCTGAAGAATCCAGAAGGAGCAATGGTATTGTTCTTATTGGTATTCTTAATTGTAGACTGACCAATAGAAGTGAGCAGAGAACGACGATTTGTCTCTTTAATTTCTGGTCTTGTTCTTACAAGAGGACTAGTAACCGCACCATTAGCAAGAGTGGTAGATCCAAGGCGAGTAATATTAAAGTTATAATTGTCAGTAATAGCAGTAACTTTTGCTTTGTGACTTGCGTTATTATTTGAGAATTCGATAATATCATTGATTCTCAACTGAGACAGGAAGTTGGATAAAGTTGCGGTTACGGTCGCATTTCCACCAGCAACAGACGATAGAATAGGACCAGAACCAGGAAGAGCAACCTTTACATCTAACTGAACATCTGCAGTAAATCCACCACCAGCAAGTTGCTTAACATCAGTGAAATTGTAAGCGTATGCTGCTGTACTTGTTGCGAAAGTTGATCCATTGCTATTCAGCAGGGTTTCTGCTTGAGCAAATGTTCCAGTTACACCATAAACGTATCCTGTAGTACCAGAACCAGAAGCGATGTAACCTTTTGCTCCAGAGGTAGCACCAGTAATTAGATTTCCTGCTGTCCAGGTTACGCTATTTGTCGTTAACTTGGTATAGAGAGTGGTATCAGCAACATTAACACGATACAAAGTCTCAGATGTATCTCTAGTTCCATCCTCATAGGAGAAACCATATACTCTGGTCTTACCAATTACAGTTCCACTAGCAGTTCCAGGAGTAACATTTCTTTCATCTCTGAGTTCGATAGTCTCATACAAAGATGGTGCCTGATATGCATTATCTACAACGAGATAATTTCCAAAAGACGAACTAATGGATTGACTGTCTTTTCCGACAAATGTTCTTGGTTTCTCTACATCCTTATATGAAGTAGATTGCCTTTCAGTTCTGAAACCAGAAATATATGCAACGCCAGAAGAAAGTTGAATCGATACGTTCTCTTCAGATGCAACATTTCCATCTGGGGTTGTTGTTCCAGATGCAAAAACACCATTGTTGAACCCATCGTCAAGATTTTCTCTTACATCAACCGTAAATTTCTTGACGTAATAGTCGCCAGACTCTTCTTTTGTTCTATTTGCAAGAACTTCGTTAATGAAACCGAGGTCACTTCTTACAACTTTTTTCTTTACGTTACCAGTATCGGTTCTAAGAAGTTCAATAAAGTCAGCAGAGTTGGGATCTGTAACGTTCTTCTTAACGAGAGTTAGATTGATTTTGAATCTATCTGCACCAGGAGCAGAGAAGTTGGTGCTTCCAATAGCATTATCATAGAGAGTTTCATCTTCGTCTGCAGTGATGAGTCTCTCTTCTACTTTGAGACCTACTTTATACGTAGGTGTGGTGCCATATTGATCGAGAATGAGTGTTTGTTGCAGAACAGGTACAAAATACCCACGAACAAAATATACACCAGCAGAAATATTGGCAGTGGATCCAACAGAGTTGGAATTTGAGTTTAACAACTGAGCAAGAGGAGTTCCTGCAGAAATAGTTGTCGATTGATACGTAATATCTTCTTCACAAGTTAAAACTTCACCATTAGTGAAAGTTGTTGTTGTGTTATCGTTTGCTTTCTGAAGATATGTCAAATAGAAAGTAATGTTTCCTCTATCGGAAGTAGCAGCAGAGATAGAGAAGTTAACTCTAGCACGAACACCAGAAGTGGAACCCTTGACAATTTTTCCATCAAGAGCAGTACGATACAACTCAACATCGAGGTTGAGGTATGTGTTTTGGATGAGAACAGATGGCAACTCAGTATTCAATGTGATGCCACCAGGGATCACCATCGAACCTTCTTTATAGACACCCTGACCGAAAGAGTCGATCTGGTTTTGCAAAATACTCTGCAAGGTAGTCAGTTCTCTAGCTTGAACTGGATACCCTGGTTTAAAAAGAACTTTTAGAAACCCCTTATCTGAGTCAAAGTCGTCAAAATAAGGGGCGATGTTCAGGTTAGTATTCTGTGCCATTTAGAATTCTATTACTACTTTGAGCTCTTCATTTTGGTCCGCCGATCTAGTGATCGGATTTCTATTATCTATGTAGAGGACTTCTCCAGAGTTAATTTCAATTTCCTGGTTTGCGTAACCAGCAATGAAGGAGAGACCTAACTCATATACCGAAACACCAATGGTGATTTGGGAAAGTGGAATGATGTTAGTTCCGAAGCTACTATCTGGAGTTCCAGAGATATTCGAATCTGAGGTTATTTCGTTTGCCCCAGAGAACTCAATAATGTTTCCTTGATATACACCATCAGAAGAATCTTGTACGTACTTCAGAACCTTAGTGACTGAGTTATACGATACAACGAATCCTTTTGCATTTGTATTTGCCTGAGTGATGATATCACCAGCAGCAAAGTTTCCAGTTGGAGCACCAGCACCCGATTGTGGGAAAATGATTGCTCTTGCTGCAGATCTAGTATTTTGAGTTGCAACACTAGTAGTGTTGTAATCATATGGGTTCAGTACAAGACCAACCCTTCTATATGTCAAATCACTAGGGAAATCAACAAACGCATTTGTGGTCTCTAACTTAGTAGAGAACATCAATCGATAAGAACCAAGTTCCCTCGCTGCATCTGCACCATGTCCACCATTGGGAGGAATAACAACATCCAAACTTGCTGAGGTGCCACTTCCAATATTAGGAATAAGAGCAACGTCAACAGTTCCGAATGTATATCCAGAACCAGCAGAAGTCATAATTACAGAGGTGATAGATCCAGAAACAACCGTAATGGTACAGAATGCTTGAGTTCCACCATTAATTTCCCAATCTCCACGGACGGGAACGTTTGTGTAAGTACCGTTGTTGTAACCAGTTCCAGCATTTTCAACAACAATAGTATCAACAGATCCTTCACTTGCAGCAGACTGAACAAGAGTGTTAGTCAATACTGGGATAAACTCAGAAGTAACGAATTTTAGAATGTTGTCAGCATCAATGGTATACATGTACTTCCATCTATAGGAATATACACCAGGACTATCTCCAGTCTCAATAACCGTTGTGGAAGTTCCAGTTGGTTCGACTAAAGAGGGGCGACCTCTTGGAAAATCTGGAGATTGACCATTATAAAGGCACTTATATACATTATACTGACTATTCATTACATAATAGTTGGAATCAAACAATCTAGACGAACCGTTTGATGCCGTTTTGGATGGAGAATAGTCTGGTTTGTACATTGAATATACTTTACCAGTACCACCAGTAGTATTTACTGGATCGATCCAATCAATTCTAGGAATCACCAAAGCTGTATCAGCAATGTCAATCCTCTTGAATGCTACAGAGTCTCTATATGAGTCTCTGTGATATTCAAAACTATCAATTGGCTCATTAGAGGGTGGAGAATCTGGAGATCCCCATGACTTTGCGCGACCGATGAACATATACACTCTGTTAGAGTTCAGCAGAGTGTTTCTGAAACTTTCGGCAGCGTAAATTCTAAATTTATCAGTGACTAATGCCATGCCAATTGAGCTTTCTAGTTATTTATAAGGAACTTAGACGGATCTCTGGAAGGAGGGAAACGCTACCAGTTGCATTTCTAGCAAATGGATAGGTAACTACAAATGTGTTAGTTGAAGTGACCGTTACAGAATACTCACCATTAAATCCATCTCCACTAGTGTGCTTAAGATAAATTGTCATTCCAGTGACGAGATTGTGATCGCCAGAAGTAGTTACTGTACACGCTGTTCCAGAAGAAACATAAGTTCCAGATACAATTGTGTTTGTCAAACCAACACCAAGAGAAGGTCCAGTATTTTGATATCCTCTACCGTTAGATGCAACGGTAAATGTGTTTGCGGATGTATCTCTAGATCCATACTGAACTCTTTCAACTGTCCAAGCAGTTCCATTGAATACCTTGATCAGGATCACACCGTCGTCTGGGAATCCAATTCTTTCACTGGAATTCCAGAAAACGTTTTCTGCAGTAATAGTGGTATCTGTATCAGTGATAGAAGCAGACAGGTAAGTGTTACCAAGAGCATTACTGTTGGAAATAATTCTATCTCTCTGGGTTCTTTCGATCGATACTGGGTGAGTTGGATTAACAACAGGAGGACTTGTATAATTTCTTCCTGGTTTAATGTTAATTACATCGATAACAGATCCAGTATTACTGTCAATAACGGTTTCTGCAAATGCACCTTGTCCACCGCCACCAGTAAAGACGAGAATTGGTGCAACTTCATAGTTGCTTCCAGGATCAACAATAGTTACCGAAACTACTTCACCATTTAAGATAACAGAACTAAATTCTGCGACATTTGGTCTTAGACCAACATATTCATATGTGTCGATAGTATTAGAGCTACTGACGCTAGCAAGAAGTCTATCATCTCCTTCACTCTGAATTTCAACAATATCACCTGGATCAAGGGAGTTGAAGGTATTTTCGATCAGAACATCATCAGCAGATCCAAGATAAGCATAAAGAACTACATTTGAACCTGCTCTTGGTGCTTCGGAGAACTCTAACTGCGAACCATTGAGAGTATAGGAAACTCCAGGTTCTTGATATACTCCATTGATGAAGATAACAAGGTTACCAGATGGATCTACAGATGGGTCGTCAGATTCAATAGAGAATGGTGAAGAATTCTCTTTGATGATAAATGTCTTCGAAGAACTATCACAGAAAGGAGAAATGTCATCGAGAAGATTTAACTGACCAAAGTAGAAGCAATAGAAGTCCATGTTTCCAAGTGGAGCTTCATTGAAAGTAATAGTGCTTCCAGTGTAGTTGTATGATTCATTATTTCCCTTAACCTGCAGAGTGCTGTTCAGGAATAGTAAGAAGTTATCACTTGCAGGTAAAGTATAGTTGGATCCACTAACTTGAGCGGTGAATACTGTCTCTACACCATCAAAAGTAACATCATTGACTTCTACCTGGAACTCCTGAGTTGGAGATCCAGCGAGAGTTGCACTGACGATATCATTGTTGGTGTATCCACTTCCACCATCTACAATACTGACAGATACAACTTCACCACCAACAACAGAAATATTTGCTGTTGCACCAGATCCACTTCCTCTCTTATTGATCAGAGGTTCTGCATTATAAACACCGTCAGTGTATCCAGCACCAGCAATCAAACCATCTGTGGTATTGAAGTCCTTGATGCCATCTCCAAATGTGTCAAGAACAAAATCATTAGAATAAGTCTTTCTATCAAAATACATTACCACAACTTCAGAATTCTCTAATGGTGCTTCCAAGAAGGTGAGAATATCGTTAGTAAAAGTAAATCCTGCGGGATTTTGAATGATTCCGTTGATAGAAACTAAGAATTGACTCTTTTGTGCGGTCTTACCAATATGGGTAGAGAGATCAACTTCATTGGTTCTAATTTTATAATCTGTGTTGATTCCATCTACGGAAATCTTGATTTGGTGTGCTGGTCCAGTACCAACTGCAGTGAGGGGCACAGAACTTCCACTTGGAGCATCTAAAAGACCAATAGTGTCAGCATCAATATAATTAACATAGTAAGCATTTCCACTGACTAATCCTCCAATTGGGTCTCCAGTTCTAACATTTGGATAGAATCCAAAGTCTTTGTCTGGTAAAGATCCTGGATTGTCAATTGCCTCAGTGAGAATTTGTGCAAGTGTAGTAATTGCAGAAACCACGTTTGCACATCCACCAGCATCATAAGTAATCGAAAGATCCTTAACTGGTTTTCTAGTTGTAAATTGACCAGCAGGGAGATTATTATTGATTGCTAAGATTGCAAGATCTTTTGCCTTATTATATGCTGCGATAGTCTCTTGCTCTTCGCCGCCAATATGCAGGATTGCGTTTGCTGGTGTAGTTCTAGTTACACCGTTCAAGTTTCCTGGTGCTCCAGTTATTCCAACTGCTTGAATTAGAATATTGAACAGTGTTGTCATCGAAGAGACGACATTTTGGCAAGAATTAATATAACCACCGCCACCAGTTCTCGTTGCGTGTGACATACTGTCTGTATTAACAGCAGTAGTTACAATGCTAAAGAGAGTAGAAATTGTGGACTTGATCGCTGCACAACCACCAACATCAATCGTAATTGTGTTGTCAAAGGTTTGAGTTAATCCATGAGATCCCTGAACGGTGATGGTCTCGTTATTGATTGCCTTTTGTGCCATGTCTCTTGCCAGATTCATGATTGCAATCGTCTCTGCTTCTTCACCATCAACGTGAGAGGTTCCTACGTAATAAGAAGCAGCATCATACGTATAATTGTTTCCACCATATCCAACGTTCTTAGAAACTGCATCTACTACATCAATAACATCATCAATACAATTTTGGTTACCTGTTGGGATTGTAAATGAAGGGTTTGCAATTAAATATTGCTCAACTGCTTCATTTGCAATGAAGGTTTTGTTAGCTTGGAGTAAATCGTATGCATCGCCATTTCTATCTGCTACAAATCCGATAGGATCGATAGAAATTGAATTATCAATGTACTGAGTTCTTTGTGTATACTGTGCAGTAATGGGATAGTTTTGAATTACATCCTCACACAGCTCAAGAGCAATTTCAAACGCTTTTACTGTTTGATTTTCTTCACCAGATACATGAGCACCAGTTACATAAAGATTTGCTGCATCATATACTTCACTGTTGCCGCCATACGCAACGTTATATGCAACAACTTCAACAATATCAATGATATCATCAATGCAATTTTGGTCTCCACCTGGGACACCTGGGAATCCTGCAGAAATACCTACAACTGGATCTGCAAGCATTCTTCCAACTGCCTCTTCAGCAATGAACTCTTTGTTTGCTCTTAGAAGTTCTCTAGCATCTCCATATCTGTCACCAACCAATACTGTTTCGCCAACATAAGACTCGGCAGCTGCTACGGTGAAAGAGTTTCCACCATATCTCAGATCATTTGCCCAAGCAGCAAGAACTAATCTCGTATCTCTTGCACAAATAGATCTATCGTAGTCTGGTTTGGACCCATCTGTTAATGCTGGATAAGTTGCCTCAAGATACCCAATAACTTCTTCAGTGATGAAGTCAATGTTTACTGCAATGAGGTCTCTAGCGTCTAAGAATCTGTCTCCACCAGCATTATATACGATTCTTTGATCTGCGACTAATCCATGATTAGTAAGTGTAATCTGATTGCTACTTACATCAACAACAGAAGCAGAACTTCCATCAAAAGAAATCGATCTGGTATTCAGAGAGTCAGTTTTGTATACGATACAAGTAAGAATCTTTTGAATATCGAGAAGTTGTCTACCAAAGATTAAAACTTCAGTAGGAACTGCTGCAGAATAATCTGGTTTACCAAGAGCAAAATTATCAATTCTAGAAAGTTTTCCAGTATTTTCTGCTGATGGTTTCGGAGTAAAGATTGTTATGCCATTGATGGACTTCAAACTAGATGGAGGAATGCCAGGAACCCACCAATTATAGAGATCTGGAGTTACATAATCTCTAGTTGGCATTGGTCTGAAAGATTTAAATACATTCGTTTCTACAAGTTGAGAACCAAATACCTTAAATCCTGCAGGGTGAGCAGCAAACTTAACTGGGCTTCTCCAATCATTAATATTAATAGAGGAAGAAATCTCATATGAGAATTCCTGGAATCTATCACTGTCATATAATCTCTGTTCGTTGAGATCTAAGAATCCAGTTGTCTTCTCCCACTTATTACCAGAGATGCTAATTGGGGATACTTCGAATACTGCATCTGCTCTGTCGAATGCATGGATTTGACCGAATGCCGCCGTTTCTCCGCCAAATACAGGTTCACCGAGTTTAAACTCTCCCTCAAGTGCCTCAACACTAACAACTCTACCTTTCGCATCCCAGTTCTTAACAATACCTCTTGCAGTATAAGAACTAATCGATGCACCCTGATAAATGAATTCACCAACAGCAAAAGTTCCTGGTTTCATATAGATGTTGATTTGAGTTCCCAAATCTGTGGTGTCAAGAACAAATGTAGCAAGACCATTATTGCCGAGAGTTGGTGGTGTTGTGAAGTTGATAAATGTTCCTGCGTTTGCATTTGCTTCACTTGTGGCAAGACGAATTTGGTTGTTTGCTAAACCGTTTGCAATCGTATCTTCGATAGCATAGTAAACAATTCCAGTGTCTAATGGTTGTGGGAGGGTCCCATAGACCTCTCTAAGGGTCACCTGAGTGCCTGTAGGTATCTTTGCATCATAAGAGAAGTTAAGGGTGCTATTAGACTGTAATGCGACGAAGGAGTGACTAATCTGCGCCTTCACAACAGGAGCAGAAAGGAATCCTTTACCTGCATTAATTACTTCAACTTCTTGGATAACTTCATTTTGTACGATTGGATTCAGAACAAATGCAGATCCACTTCCACCTTCAAGCAAGATCCTTGGTTTTGCAACGAAGGAATAACCACCATCGATAACATCTAAGTAATCAATAATTTGAGTTCTGATTAACTGGAGGTTGTATGTGGTATTAAGTTCTGGTTTGAGAGTTCTATCATGACTATAGTTGTATGTAATATTATCTCCACCGATCTTGACAATCTCACCAAGGTTCGAGGACTTGAAGAGAATAGACGCTCCAATTCCAGTTGACTGAAGGATATTGATTACTGGTGCAGTCTCAAATTGAGTTCCACCATTCTCAATGGTAATTTTCGATACCCCTTCATTAGTGAGTTCGGCATTCAGGATTGCATTGATACCATTTCCACCACTAACGAGAACATCTGGGGATGACAAGTAACCAGATCCACTGTTGGTTACTGTTACTGAGTCAATAGCAGCAGTAATCTTAGTTGCAATAACCGCTGGATTTGCATGACTCAACTTGGAAACCGTGACAGTGAAATCATCTGCGCCATCTGCACCACCAGTGATCTGAGCACCAGATATAGTAATGACATCACCTAACGCATAGGTTCCACCACCATCGGTAACTGTTACTGAAATCACGTCAAATGTTACAGCATCGATGATAACAGTAAACTCAACGCCAGTTCCACCAGTAGGAGCGACACCCTTTTGGGTTACTCCTGTATAAGTTCCAGCACTAAAGTTTGCGGAGGTATTTTGACTGGTAATTGTTACTTCGTTTACAGATCCGTAGTATGGATCATCCAAAATAACGCTTGGTGCTTGTCTGTAATTTGATCCAGTTCCAGTGATAGTCAAACTTTCCAGACTTCCTGCATTTGGTCCTGCTACTGGGACAACAGCAGCTACAGTTGCCTGGGTTCCAGACACGGATGAAATGGAGCACTGGGAGTCGGAAGAATATACCTTATTAGTAAAGGCATTACCAGAGGTAAACATGATATAACCCTTATTCGCAGCACCAACCTTGATGTTTTGAATTGGTTGAACTCTAAGTATCGATGTATCTGGAGTCCAGGAAATAACTCTTCCTCTTGCTGTTTGGTTAGAAATAGTTGGTTCGGAAGTTACAATTTCACCAGGGAAAAATGTGCCAAGAACATTGGTTACTTCGAGATCAACGAAGTCTGGCATTGTAACCACTGCCGTTGGTAATGCCGAACCATTGTATCCAGAACCTTGGTTAGAAATGGAAGTGGAAAGTAGAGATCCAGCGATAGTGCATGTTGCAGTTGCACCAAAACCAGCTCTGGTTGTACCAGACAGAGCAGGTATCGAAGAATAGTTCCTTCCAGGATCGCCAATACTAATTTGCCCAACACCACCCTTAGCGTAAATGGAATTGGTAATGTAAGATACACCATTACCAGAACTATAACCAGACTCAGGTTCAAAATTGACTTGATATAAAATTGTGGTATCTGTTGTCGAAGTTACTGTGTTTGTGCCTACAATTGGATCATTGATAATCGTAAAGTACGAACCGCTGATAGAACCATTAATATCGAAGTAATAGAAGATGCTAGAGAGATCCTTAATGTCAATTGTAATTGTATTTTGTTCCCCAGTAATGATGTCATTTTCTACATCAAAGATATTCTTGTAGCTAAAGATATCAGTGTTGTTTTCATCTTTAGTGAAAGATAGTCTCTTACCATCATGAGAAGCATCTGTTACGTCAAACTTATATCTGTGTCCATTAATGAATTGATACTTTGCCTCCTCTACATATACCTCTGCGTTTGTAACAATAGCAGTTCCGACAGAAGCAAAGTTTCTCTTACAAACAAAGCGTCTATTTGAATCAATTCTAACTACAGAGTAATCATTCTTATCATAATCAGATGGATTGATTCCAGTGACCTTTACGGTATCATCAACACTTAGATAGTGAGAAGAATTGGATCTAAAAATTACTTCTGTCTCTACTTCAGTTAGAGTAATACTAAATCCAGATCCAGCACTAGGAGTTAGATTGTTACCCAAGTTCAAATTAAGTGCTGAGATAGTATCTCCAATAACATATCCATATCCAGGGCTAGTGATAGTTACTGCGGTAACAGATCCACCAGAAACTACGATCGTTCCTCTACCACCAACTCCATCGCCAGTAGTAGTAAATGGAACATCGGTATAAGTTCCATTTAAATAATTTGATCCACCAGTAATCGATGCCCAACCACCCTGATACAAGTTACCATCGGTTCTAATTCTTTGGTATTCCCACTCAACTCCACCAATACCATCGATAACAGTTCCACTAATATGTGTTGGTGCAGTTGCTCCAGAAGTTCCAGCTGCTTTTGCTCGATATACGTAGATTCCATTGTATACCAAATCACCTTGACTGTATGAAGTAGCAGTCGCCCACTCTTGCATCAATTTGGCACTTTGTAAATTAAAATACTTAAAGTAGTATTTGTTGTTATAGATTTGAACAGCAATATCTTTCTGAGATAGGTTATTATTAACCGATACAGTTATTAGATCATCCTGTTTTACATAGTGATTTTCTGTTGTTGATACCGTAACTGTTGTGACATCATCTTCATCTACGGCATATGTAATGGTGTTTACTGGAACTCCAGTGACTCCAGATACAACACCACTTAAACCAGTACCTTCTGTTCCAGTTTCATCAAATACTAATCTATCATTGACTTTATATCCTACTCCACCACCCTCGATTAAGTATTGATCAATTCCATTCGAAGAATACTTGTTTGTGGAAGACACAAAGAGAGAATCTGCTTGATTTCCCTTGATAAGTGGGAAGAAGGCAAAATATCCGATTCCATCTTCATCTAGCTGGAAAAACTCTCCAGTTTCCAAAGTAATAATGGTTGTAGTATCTTCTAGTGCAAGATAGAAGAATTCAATATCTTTGAGTTGCTTTCTCTTAACTGTTAAATTATCAACATTGATGAATGGTCCCTTATAACGAATAGCATCTTCAGTAAAGTTCTTCTGTAGTCCGTTACCATTCCAGTTTACTTCATTTGCCTGACTGTAGAATTCTGGTCCAACAAAATAAGGGAACTTTGGTTTTCCTGTAACACCATCGATAGAGCAGAAGTATGCATATGTTCCGTTTGGAAACTCTGGAGTGACACAGAATCTACCGTTGTATTCATCGAGATCTCCAAGACCCTCAACGTACTCAAAGTCTTCGATATAAGTTCCCATTGGGTCAGTGAGACCGTCAAGGAGACTTATTCTTCCAGATTTCTTTCTGTAACTACAGGAAAGAAGTTTGTACTCGTTAAATGGATTTTTATTTTCAGAATCTTTGTATCCATATGGACCATAGATCGGATGACCATCATAAGCCCAACCAATAATAGGAGAGTGCTTTGTTGGGTTCAGTTCTGCAAAACTATCACTGATATTATCCTCAAGAATGAATCTGAGTGCTTTGGGGTTGTACATGTGACCGTACTCACCACCATAGATCAAATAGTTTGTTCCCTGGAAGGATCCACCATTGGCATAATCAAAGGTTTTTCTTGGCGTATATGGAACATTTGCAGCAAGTCCCAACTCACCAGCACTAGCAGCTTCGTTGTAAGTTAATTCTGTGAGTTTTGTTTGGAATATTGCCCCTACACCAGGATATACAATGAATACCTCAGTCTTACCTGCACTATATCCAATACCCTTGTTAGTGACAACAATGTTGGTTACTGTATTTGTGTTTGTGTCTACATTAGCAAATGCAGTTGCACCGACACCATCTCCAACAATAACAACGTCAGGTGGACCGTAATATTTTTCTCCACCGAAAGTAACAATGATACTTTCAATTTTACCATTAAGAATCGATGGATATGCAACAGCACCATTTCCAGAAATCAAACTAACGTTTGGTGGAACATCATATTTCGTTCCTGGGTTAGTTACATGAATCTCTTCGATTGGACCTCTAACAATCGCTTGTCCAGTTGCACCACTACCACCACCTCCAGTGATAGAGACTGTTGGAACAGAGGTATAACCAGATCCAGAAGAAGTTACGGTGATATTGGTAACAACGCCATTGGTGATGTTACATGTTGCAGAAGCAGCATTAGTAGGACTAACTCCACCACCAATGATACCAATAATAGGTTCTGAAGTATAACCAGATCCACCATTAGTTACGTTAATACTAATAACTCTACCATTGATGGCAACTAAAGCTTCAGCTGGAGTTCCTTCATATTGCCAACGAACTTGACCAAGAGTGACGATACCACTAGTATGAGTTGGGTATACATCTGGGGAAGTTAAACCAGTATCCAGTGCAACGTATCTATTGCCATTCCACTTAACTCTAGTTCCAATCAGGTAAGTTCTATCGAGTTCATAATCGGGTTCAAATTCGACTACGGGTGGATTTGTGATGTCATATCCATCACCACCAGCAATTTGTTCGATTGCACTTACGCCACCATATCTTCTAATCTCTTCTCCTTTGTAAGAGAAGAAAGGAACACCATTAACACCAATACCAACTTGACCAACTGGAGTTGATTGTTTTGTACTCTTGGTTTGTGGATTTCTTGGAATTCTTTTCAGATATCTCTGATTTCCTGGAGTTAAATCATTTGCACCAAAAGGTCCAATCTTATAACTTGGAATACCAGAAGAAGCAACAATAATATTATCATCACTTCTATATGTGTTCTGAATATCAGTGGTATATGGAGAGATTTCACTTCTGATACTGGAATAGTCACTCTTACCAAAAGAAAATTCTCTAGTGCAAATGAAATCAACATTTACTCCTTGCTGTGGAGTATTTGGGATAGTAATGTTAAATGTTTTCTTAGATCCAATACCATCTACAGTGAAAGTGGAATTGTAAATATCTTCTGGGCAGTTTAGAATCTGGACAACATCATCACGGAATAATCCATGATCTTCCACTGTTGTGATTGTAGCAGTAACGCTACCATTTGCATTTGGAGTAGAAAGGGTAATAGAAGTGCCTCTAAATGCTCTTCTTACGTTATATACAAAAGTATCCCACACAGAATCGATACTATCGAATCCTGGAGAGATTGGAGTTGTAATTTTACTCTCTGGTAAGTAATACTTACCTCCACTGTTCAGTACAATTCCTCTAGTTCCACCAAACAAAGAAAGTGTGATTTCAGACCCATCTACGTTAGACTTACCGTATACTTTAAACGCAGAAATGACTTGTTGACCTGCAATGTGCTCAACGGGTACAGTATTATCTCTTGCTCTAGTACATCCTAAGAACTGGGTTAAAGTTTTCTCTTCATACTGAATAATTTCATCTTCAATACGAATTCTGCCATTTAGTTCTGGCCAACCAATTGTAGAGTCAACTGTAACGATTCTATCATTGACAACATCGTCTCCAATCCCATATGCCAAGGTGGTTTTGTATGGGGTTACAAATTGACCATCAGAATTATTAGTATCTACGTCAATTTCATAAATGATGCCTTCTTCTGTATAAATCTCAACAACACTCTTTACATAAATTCTAGCAGCATTGACATTTGGATCAGTTGGGTCATTTTCTTGGAAAAGAACTTCTCCAACAAGCTCCATTGGGTTACCAGAGAGTTTTTGTGCTCTAATAACTTCTCTAGAAACGTAAAATGCGTCAGAAGGCTTGAAGATACGATCTCTGGGGTACTTGACTTCGGATTCTACTCCAAAGATCGATCTCATGATGAATTGGAAGGACCTAGTTGTTCCTTTAGCAGAATAAAAGTCCTTAATTCTCTTTACAACAACATTCTGATTTACTGTCTCGTAAAAATCTTTAGGGAATGTTGAAAGATACTGCTCTTTAAACTTCTCTAAGATATAAAGAGGGAAAATGTTGTTTAAATTGACAACTGTGGTTCCAGTTGAGTGAGAAGAAGCCTCAGTTTGAGAGAAATTGAATTCTGCAGTAGTTCCTACTGCAGTTACGCCAGAAAATCCTCTTACACAATTAGTAAATGACGTGGAGTTCTTACCATTGTAGTAAATAATCTCATCATCGATTTTTAACAGACCTTCATTGGGAAAATCTGTTGTAGAAGTAACGTCAACCGAAGTTGAAGATTCAGAAAGAGTAGAAATGAGTGTAGTCTCTTGTACCAGAGACTCATATCTGTCAATATTGTAATATTCGTCCCAGTTTTGGACAATATCAATTGGATTGCCTTTTAATTCCTGGGATTTATAATATGCCTTTATAAAATCGACAAAAGTCGTGTAATCCTCTCTGACAAAGGAAGGAAACTGAGAAAAGACTCTATCTGAAATCTGCGATCTAGACTCAGGACTAACCTCTGAAGGAACTGGTGGTACAGTTACCTGAGTGGGAGGTGTAGTCCAAGAACTAACTTTCCAGGAGGATGTTGGCATGTTCTATTTTAGTTATAACTGGACTCTAAGGAAACTCCAGTTCCAGAAATATTGGAACCGCTGCTAATAACGTCTTCAACGACGTTTACGACTGTATTATCTATGCCAATTGTCAAATAGGTTTCTCGGAGAGAAATGAGGTCGTTGCTATTTGGAACGGCACTGATTCTAATTTGATTGGAACTAGAAGATGTAGATGTAATGATCAAATCATTAATCACAATCTCACCTAACAAATAATCGACTGTTCCCCAAAGACCATCAACATACTCTCTTTCGCCAGTGTCCTTAACGTAGAAGAGTTTTAACTGACCTAAACCATCATCTTCAAGATAATATGTATTGATAACATCTCCAGCAAGTTTAAATCCTGTTGTCGTAACAGAAGGACTAGTTGTTGATGCGAAGATTCTATTACCGTAGCAAATCTTATAGTTTACTCTTGCATTCAGTTCTATAGTAACATTTTTCCTCATTTTCAACTTCGTGATGTTTGAAGTGAATGATGGGTCAGAATCATCGATAATTTTCTGCAGTTTGGAGTATTTGAACTTACCACCAAACTTATTAAACTCAGATCCAGCGTTGAGTAAGTTAAATGCACCAAGAACAATGTTCTTGAGTTCTGCCTGCGTGCGTCTAGTTAAGTTGGGGTTAAAATATACGAAACTAGTTAAGTCAATGTATAGTACGGATGGGTCAATGATTTTTGGTTCTACTGCAGCAACAGAATAATCTCTTAATTTCTTGAGAATGTTATTTTTCTCGGATAAAGAAAGTTTGTCTGCGTTCTTTGGTTTGATTGCTAAGAAAACTTTTCCGTACTCTGGTGGATCTGCTTCTTCGCCACCATAAGCAGAAATCGATTGAATATTTGGATAAATTTGAGGAAGTAAAACCTCATAGTCTCTTGTGGAGACTGCTCTACCAAACGAAGAGTAGAATTTAGGTGCAGAGAACTTAATTTCCTCGGTACTTTCTCTTACCGATCCTCCGTCTGGGGGAGAAATCAAAGAAACAGTAACTCCACTGGTAATCGAGCTCGAATCGTTGTCCTTTACAGTACCAATGAAGTCAAATGTCGTCAATCCATTGGCACCAGCACCACTGCTGGTCGTATAGGTAACAGCGACTACATCATCATTGACAAGTGCTCTGCCCAGAACGTTATCACCAAATAAAATTTCTGGTCTACCGTACTCGGATTCTTCCAAGAAGTAAACTTTGGACTCACCGTTGATTTTGGTGATGTCCGTTGCTTTCAGATATGCTTCTGTTGTAGTACCACTGGTAACTTCAATTCTTAAAGACGTGGTATCAATATTTTCGTTGGTCAGGATGAATCTCTGTCTCTCAGATGTGTCTCTAACAAAAGTATCTGTTAGGAATACACCTTCATACAAGTTTAAGTTGGAGAAAGTCGCAACACCACTTAAACTATCGACAGAAACACTCTGATCCGAGTCTGTAGAGAAAACATAGTTCTCATTATCAGGTCCAGTGAAGTTTAATACCAGACCTTTGAAGATAGTTACTGTTTTTGGATAAGGAAACGCTGTCTGAATCTCAATATTAACGGGGGCAACCGAAGAACGAGCACTCTTAGGAGTGTATCCGATCATTCTTGCGAGTTTTACAACGTTTTCTCTGAGAACAGCAGTCTCTAAGAAGTTTTCATTGACAATCAGGTTGGCATTTACCGCAGAATAGTAGGTATTGTATGCCAGAATGTCCAAAAGGACCGTCAAAGAAGAACCCTCAAAGTCATAGTCCGAAAATTGGGACTGACCTTTGAGGTAATTCTTGATCTGTGCTTTAATCTCGTTAAATTCTAACGAGTTTACCTGATTAAATGCCATTATGGTTTAAATACTAAATCGATAGAATCAACAGTGGGTTGCAATCCAAGAATAATGTAACTGACTTGTGCGCCAAGTTCATTTGAGTCTTCGTCAAAACGAACTACGACTTCATAGCAAGCGACTCTTGGTTCATATAAGTTAATGCACCTTTCGATATTATCGGAAAGTTCATTTTCCAAACCAGGAGTGTAATTCTCAAAAAGTTGTCCAATGATGTTCCCACCGAACTGTGGATAGAATGGCTTTTCGAAAAAATTGTACCTAACGATATTTTTCACCGATTCTTTGATCGCTTTTTCGTTTTTAAGCGACAAAACATCGTTGGTTACTGGATTTTTTTCAAAAGTTAGGCTAAAGTCCCTAAAGGACTTCGAGATAATCGCCATTTTTACAGTTCGACCTTGATTTATTTATCAGGGTTTCCGAAAGTCACTCGTGCCAACGCTCAACATAGTCGTCAAATCCGCCTTTTCCGCCGCAAGGACGTGATAAACGATTAGTTGGGGGCTCATTTTTCTGTTTTTTCGCCATTTTCAAGTATTTGTCGCTGGCGGGAGATGTAATTAGTGTCATACCTGACTCAATGAATTCGTTTCCTAGGTCTACGGGCGAATTTGCCATAAAAAATCCTCCGAAAAAGTCCAAAAAGAACTTTTAGGGAGGTTGCTATCTCCAAAATTATTTATCTGCCTTGTCCACGATACGCTTTTTTCGCCTTATTTCGTGAAGTAGCGGCATATTTGGTGTTGGGAGAACGCCCTTGACGGGTCAGTTTGGGTTTTCCAGGGGTGTAACCAGATTTTACGAGACCGCCTTTTGCTTTTGCCATAAGAAATCAGTGCTTTACCTTCAAATTTTACGGGTTTTTGGTGGTTTTGTCAAGGTCATCCACCAATGTAGACCTTTTTTGCTCCTTCTGGGAGTCCGTGGTTGCCCACTTTGTCACCATCTCCAATATCGGAGTTCAATTTTCCACATTTTTTACCATTTACGAACACAGTATCGGACCCAGAGACGATTGCTCGCTGAGTTCCTGAGTGGGTCGTAGAACCGCATGTATGGGGTGCGTACTGATCGTCCAGTCTACCTACCCCCTTATTGCCCGCAAAGACGTTTGTAGACGCTTGTACGAGTTGTGTAGGAGGGAAACACCCTTCTCCTGTGCTGTATGCATCCAGAACTGCTGGTGTAGTCTTTGCCATCAGGTATACCTAACTTTATTTGTGACAATATCGTTCATCTTATCTCGACCCAAGTCCCAATTGTTCAGAATATTCTGAGTTACGTCATAAACGTATGTAGTTGGAACACCTGCACAAATAGTTTGAATCGTGTAAGTGTAAGTAACTGTCCTAGATGCTCTAAAGTCAGGTTTATAACGAATTAGAGTATCGACGGGGTTTGGGAGGTCTGCTTCATATTCGCCACCCGTAGTATACGCATCTGGTTGTACAGTGTTTTTGCTGACTGTAAAGATACGCCCACCATCACTAATAGAACTCTCTAGTTCAGTGACGGGTGTATGATAAGTCTTCCCTGTAGTATCGTCTCTGTATTCCCACTCACGCTCATCAAAGTAAGTCTCGTTCAAAGTACCAATCATCGAGATCGTCAGACTTGCTGATGGCGTGGCGGTAGGAATGTAGACAATATCTCCTGTGTTAGGGTAACCAGGATCAAGACCAGGAAGAATACCAGTGGGAAGTGCAGGGGATACCGCTGTCATAGTAACGCTTACAAGAACTTCTAGAGGTCCTGCAGGTGGAGGACATGGATCTAGAATTACTGTAATCGTATCACTAAACGCTACACCAATCGTAGCATCATTAAAAGTGTACTTAGACAACTGTGCCATACCTTAGAGACCTTCGCGCCAAAAGGGTTTACGCGGTTTTTTACCCACCAAGACTATTTAAACGTTCTTCATGGTCACAAACGACATCTACAAGCCTCTCGTAGATGCTCTCACCAGGACGCCTCATCATAATCTTAGAATCATTCACACGCTTTTCTAAGGCATTCAATCGTGCCCATAGAAGTTCTATTTCAGCATCTCTGTATGCAGCATAATGACTGTCATCTAATTCCACTGGTTAATTTCTCCTTACTAATGAATTGTTCTGAGAGATCGAAATGCATGACCCAATTTTCAGTGATAATGTAATAACCTGTCAGATCTTTCCCATTATCAGTCCAACCATAGCTCGTCACCTTTTCGTGGACATCTTGATGGTCCAGTAGTTTGTTTGTGTGTAGGTAATGGTTGTACTTCTGATGCAAGTTTATCATAGAGCGACGGCTCCCTTCAAGTCAGATGGAATGTTCCTTAGACTAATTATAGTGCCCCTCGGAGTCTTTGCAAGATTCTTTGCAATTGTTAACTTGTCACGTTTTATCGATGCTTCCTTTTCTGTCCAGATCTGATAAAAGCGTTCCTTGTCTGAGGTAATCTCGGAGGGGGAGAAAAATCTGCGAGAAATTTTTTCGAATGGGCGTTCACGCATATACTCAATATCTATGCCAATTGGCATGGAACCAACCGCGATTGCCACGTAGTCGGCACTGTCGGATTTACTCCAATGCACTGTGGCGGGCGATTTGCAAGACAGACGACCTTCTAGGAAGTCTGCGATGCAAGCTCGGATGATCTTGGAGTGGCTGATCTGGGGCGACTCGAAAAGGTATACAAGAAAATTTTCCCCCAAAAAAATTTCTGAAATAGGGATCCTAAGTTTTTCAACGAACATGATAGTACGGACGCGAATGCAAGACTTTATAGATTAGGACTTTGGGTCCCATATAACACGGGCTACGCCCCCCCGCCCCCGCAGGGGCGGCAACTGTCCTATGCGTCTAGGCGCATAGAGTCATTCAAAGGTGGGGATAGCGGCGACTGCCTCATCGTGGTAGCGGTCGGCGTAGATACCAGCGAACCACCAACCCTCGTGCGCTTGAATCTGACCAGCGAAGACAGACTGGGGTGAGGTCTCAGTCTTGCGAGGAACCCAGCGGGTCTCGCGTGTGGTGAGGTCGGATGCCATGGAGAAGATTGCCATTTGTCTGGTGTGTGTTGTGGTTAGTCTAGACGGTCTGTGCCTTGGCGTCAAGCATCAAGGCGTAGAACTTGTGGAACTGGTGGGTCACCCCAGGGGAGAGGGTCTGCCTGCCTCTGCTGCCATGGGCAGGGAGAGGGAA